GACAGAACTATAGTGCAACCAGTTATGCCTAGAGAAATTGACCTAAAAGAACCTATGTGGATTGTTGTTACTCCTGACAATTGGGAAGAACAACTTGCTAGAATAGAAAAACAAGAAGGTGAACTAGTTTTCTTAGCTATGACAATACCTGATTACGAGGTAATGGCTTACAATATGCAAGAACTTAAAAGGTATATAAATGAACTTAAAGAAGTTGTTGTCTATTATAGGACAGTTACTACAAATAACGAGGAATAGAAATATGAATATATCACAAGAAGGTTTATCTCTTATTAAAAAATTTGAAGGTTGTCCTACAGACAATGATGGTAATGCAGTTTCTTATAGATGTGCAGCAAATAAAGCAACAATTGGATATGGCAGCCTAAAATATAAAGGTAAGCCAGTAGAAGATGGTATGAAAATTACTATGCAAGAAGCAGAAGATTTACTCTTACATGAAATGAATGAGTATGAAGGTTATATTAATGACATGGTAAAAGTAGAATTAAATCAAAATCAATTTGATGCTTTAGTAGCATGGGTATTTAATCTCGGTCCTTCTAATTTAAAATCTTCAACTTTATTAAAACTTTTAAATGCTGGTGATTATCACACTACTCCTAGTCAAATAAAACGCTGGAATAAAGCTGGAGGAAAAGTTTTACAAGGTTTAATAAGACGCAGAGAAGCAGAAGCTTTATTGTTTGAAGGCAAAGAATGGTATGAGGTGTAGCCAATGCCATTAATGAAGTATGTATTTAAACCTGGCATAAATAAAGAAGGTACTAATTATAGTAATGAAGGTGGCTGGTTTGATGCAGATAAAGTTAGATTTAGAAAAGGAAAGCCTGAAAGAATAGGAGGCTGGACTAAATTTAGTGAGAATGGTTTTATTGGCACGGCAAGAAAGATACATCCATATAGAGCAGCAAGTGGTGATACTTATATTGGTTTAGGAACACATCAAAAATTATATAATTTAACTGGTAATGTTTTTTACGATATAACTCCTATAAGGGCTACTACTACGAATGGTATTGTCTTTTCTGCTACTAATGGTTCAAGCACATTAACTGTAACAGACGATGCTCATGGAGCACTTACAGGAGATTTTGTTACAATTTCAGGTGCAGTTACTTTAGGCGGTTTAATTACTGCTGATGTATTAAATCAAGAATATCAAATAGAAACAGTAACAAGCGAAGATACTTATACTATTATTGCAAAAGATACATCTGGTGATGAAGTAACAGCAAATAGTTCTGATTCAGGTAATGGTGGTTCTGGTGTTGATGGTGCATATCAAATAAATACAGGACTAGATGTCTATGTAAGAGGTACTGGTTGGGGTGTAAATACATGGGGTGCTGGAACATTTGGTTCAGCAGGTGATTTAACATCTACTAATCAATTAAGATTATGGTCAATAGATAATTTTGGTGACGATATAATTGCAGCACCAAGAGCAGACCAAATATATTTTTGGGATAAATCATCTGGTACTGGCGATAGAGCAACTTTATTATCTGCAGAATCAGGTGCTAGCGATGTGCCTACAAAAGTATTGCAAATAATGATGTCTGATGTTGACAAGCATGTTATAGCTTTTGGTTGTAATCCAATAGGTTCTTCTGAACTTGACCCTTTATTAGTTAGATTTTCAGATACAGAAAGTGCAGTAGACTGGACTCCAACAGCAACAAACCAAGCTGGCGGTGTTCAACTATCAACAGGCTCTATAATTATTGGAGCACTTAGAACAAGACAAGAAATACTTATATGGACTGATGCAGGTATTGTTTCTATGCGTTTTGTTGGAGAACCATTTATATTTTCATTTACAGAAGTAGCTGAAGGTCCAAGTTTGATATCTCCTAATGCAGCAGTTAGTGCAAACAATAGAGTATATTTTATGGATAGAGATGGCTTTCATGTTTATTCAGGTTCTACGCAAAGATTACCATGTACAGTATTAGATTATGTTTTATCTGATTTAAACCAAGACCAGGCATTTAAAGTATTTGCAGCAGCTAATGAAGGAGTAAACGAAATAATGTTTTTCTATCCTTCTGGCACAAATAAAGAAATAGACAAATATGTTTTATATAACTATTTAGAAGGCACATGGTCTATAGGTACAACTACTGATAATTTTGTAAGAACAGCCTGGGATGAAGCATCTGTATATGAAAATCCTTTAGCTAGCAGTAAAAATGATAGCACTAATACTAATTACATTTACAGACATGAAGTTGGTCATGGCGATGGAGCAGATAATTTTACAGCTTTTATAGAATCAAGTGACTTTGACTTAAATCCAGATGGAGAAAAATTTACATTTATATCTAGATTAATACCTGATGTAGAGTTTAGAGACCAACAAACTACTTCAGACACAGTTACATTTACTATAAAAGGTAGAGATTATCCATTACAAGACTTGTCTACTTTGCAAACAATTAATGTTACTCCTCAATCTACATTTGCAAATACAAGAGCAAGAAGCAGACAAGCAGCAGTTAGAATATCAAGCGAAGCTAGTGATTATGGATGGCGATTAGGTGATATTAGATTAGATATTAGACCAGATGGTAAAAGATAATGGCTGATATCAAAACGATAGCATTACCATTGCCTAATATGCAATATGACTCTGATAATGAGGCATTAACTAGAAGGTCTATTGAAATAGCAATAGAAGATTTAAACAATAAAATTGTTACTATACAAAGGATGCAATCAACAACTACAAGCAAAGCATCTAAACGACATCAATTTTTATTAATGGGAATGAAGCATGGCTGATAATCTTAAAGTATTAGGTCAACTAGACCCAGCAGCAACTACCACAACTGTTCTTTATACTGTGCCTAACATGACACAAACAACTGTTAGCTCAATAGTTGCAGCTAATAGAACAGGTTCTGCAATAACATTTAGATTAAGTGTTCATGTAGCTGGTGCAGGTGCAGATGATAAACAATATATATATTACGATAAATCAGTTGCTGCAAATGATTCCTTGGCAATTGTTTTAGGTATAACATTAAACCAAACAGATGTTGTAAAAGTTTATACAAGTGCAGTAGATATGAGTTTTAATATGTTTGGATGCGAAACTAAAGAGGATAGATAATGCAATATAAAATTAAAAAGGGAGATACTCTTAGTGCTATATCTAGAAAACTAGGTATATCTGTAAAAGATTTAGCAGAAGCTAATAATATAAAAGATGTTAATAAGATACAAGCTGGTGCAAGTTTAACTATACCTCAACCAAAAAAAAAGAAAGCATCTACTGTAGAAAGAGTTATACCTGAAGAAAAAAAAGAAGTAATTAAACCAAAGAAAAAAAAGAAACAAAAGAAAATAGTAGAAAAAAAAAGAGAACCTATATTACCAATTAATGTAAGACAATTTTTAAATCCTTATGAAGATAGAACTGCAGAAGATTTATCAACAAAAGAATTAGATGCTTTAAAAGAAGTTGTAGCTCGTAGTCAAACATCAGAAAGAATTGCAGAAAAAAAAGCTCAAGGACTAGACCCTAATCTTATTGAATATAAAGATTATGAAACAACCTCTGAAGGTAGCCAATATACAGATGTTGATAAGACAAGCAATATGTCTGTTCGAGATTTAGCAAGTAAAATACAAAATCCTTACTACAATCTAAAAACATTTTTAGGACAAGCTACAGTTGTACCACAAGAAGGTGGTGGCTATCGTGTTGTAGATACTTTTGATTTTGCACCTGAAACACAAGCAACAGGATTGCAAAAAATAAAAGAATATTATTCAACAATTCCTGAAGCTGGTTTTAATCCATATGCACAACTAAGAAATTTTATGGGTTATTTTGGACCTCAAGAAGGAACAGGACAAGGTGGAAGAAGTAATATAAATCTTTCGGCTATAGGTGGACAAACAAGATATAATTTTAATAAAGGTGGAAGTATGAACATTCAAGAACAAACTAAAAATGTAGCAGCACAAGGTCGCTATGGCGATTCTATGCTACTGCATGTAAATCCTGCAGAAGTTAAAGGCTTGGCACAAGCAATGCCTATAACTGTAAATCCACAAACAGGACAACCTGAAGCTTTTCTACCTTTTATAGCACCTATAGCAGGTTCTTTGATTGGTAGTAGTTTAGCTGGTGGAGCAGCAGCAAGTGCACTTGGATTAGGTGGGTTAAGTTCTCTTGCTATGGGTGCTTTAGGCTCAGGACTAGCACAAACAGCAGTAACAGGAGACCTCAAACAAGGTATGTTAGCTGGTTTAACTGGTTATGGAATAGGTTCTGCATTACAAGGTGCTGCAGGTGCAGCAGGTGCAGGAGTTGGTAGTGATATAGCAACTAAAGGAGTTACAGAAGCAGGCAGGATGGGTACTGAAGCTGGTGCTAATGCAATTGCCAGAGCTACTCAACAAGCAGGTGCAGAAGCAGCAGCAACAGCAGCACAATCTTCAGGTATTCAAAATTTATCAACTGCATTTGGAAACCCAACAGTAAGTTCTAATGTAGTTAATCCATTAGTAGAATCAGCACTCGCTCCAGCAAGTTTTGGTGGAGAAATGTTAAGTGCTAATGCCTTTACTGGTGCTCCTGTTGGCGGAGCTAGCACACAATTTGGCTCAGGAATGGGTAATTTAATGCAAGGATTAACTCAACCTAGTGCTTATATTCCAATGGGAATAGGTATGGGTGGTACATCTATAATTCAATCTCAAGAAGAATTTGCTCGTCAAGAAGCGGAAAGGCAAGCACAATATGATGCAGATAGAGCAGAAATGTATAGAAATGCACCAGAACCAATTCTTTATTCTGCAAATGGCGGAGTAACAAATTTTAGACGAGGCGGTAGGTCTGAAGATGATGATTATACAGGCGGAAATCTTCCACAAATATTTGCACCTGATAGACAAGCTTATCAAGTAAATCCAGACTTTATGGCTGGTTTTGCACCAGAAACAATGTATTTTAATCCATCTACTGTAAGTGCTCCTGCTAGTAACTTAACTAGAGGTGGACCACCAGCAGGTGTTGATACTTATGAAGGCTCTAAAGGAGGCTTTGGAGGCATGCAAGCATCTATTGCACCACAAGTATCTATTGACCCATTTGCAGCATACACAGGACCAGCACCAGAAGGTATGAAATTTACTGATGTTGCACCACCACCACCAACAATTACACCACCAATCACACCTCCAGATGGACCACCAATCACACCACCAATAGTTCCACCATATGACCCACCATTTGATTTTCCAATTAATATTCCAGGAATAGGTGGAATAGGCGGAGGATTTGGAGGTTTAGGTAATATAAATTTAAGTGGATTAGCTGATTTAGATTTTAGTGGAATAGACTTTTCACAGTTTAATCCAAATATTAAAGAACAAATAGATACAGGAATAGGTCAAGACTTTATGATTAAACCTCCTTTAGATGTTCCTGGTGGTGGATTATTAAACGAAATTCCTGATGGTAGAAATTTTTCTATACAAAGACCAGATGAAATGATTTCACCTATTGCAGAACCTGATTTTGGAATGATTAATATGCCTGCACCAGGAGAAATTAATGAACCATTTATTAAAGATACACCACCACCAGTTTTAGGTGGAGGTCCTGCTTTAGACATATCTGCAATACCTGAAAGAGAAATATTGCAAAAACCAATTATGCCACCAAGGCGTGAAGATTTTATGTCTATAGATAGATTGCCAGATGATAGAATTGAATCTATAGGTATGCCTGTTGCACCAATAGATACAGGAATACCACCTATGCCAAATGAAATAGGTGTTCCATTTACACCTCCAGTATCTATAGCACCTCCAGCAATGCAAGAACCTATGCCTGTTTTGGATGCACCTCAACCAATGCCTATAGCACCGCAACCAATAATGCAGCAACCAATGCCTGATGCAGGAATGATAGTTGATGATAGAGACTTTCGAGATAGTGTAGGGATTACACCTCCACCAGTAAATATTACAGGTAGAGATGAATTAATACAGGGTGGATTTATGCCACAACCAGTATTGCCTCAACTTGAATTGCCAACTACTCCAGTTAGTATTCCAGCAATAACAAGTCCTGTAATGCCACAAATGCCTGTTGACTTAGGAATGATACCTGCTCCATCTGTTAATTTACCATTACCACAAACAAGAATAGCAGGAAGACCTTCTCCTAGAGCAATGGCAAGAGGTAGAGCAGAAGGTGGTGACACACTTAAAGATATACCAGCAGACAATAAAGGATTGCCTAATCTGCCTGAATCAGTAAGAAATGAAATGGGCTTCAAACAAGCAGGTGGTGAAACAGAAGTAGACCCACTTATTACTGAAGTAACTGCATTTATTTTAGGAGAATCTGATAATAATGAAGCTCTTAATGCCTTTATACAAAAATATGGTAATGAAGCATTTATGCAATTAAGAGAACAAATACTACAAAGTCTAGTTCCTAATGCACAAACAGAAGGACAGATACAAGGCGATGGTAATGGCGGAATGGATGATGACTTATTTGGTCGTATTGGCAATAAAGAAAGAATAGCCGTATCACAAGATGAGTTTATTGTTCCTGCTGATGTAGTATCAATGTTAGGAGATGGCAGTTCAGATGCTGGTTCTAAAGAACTTTATGACATGATGGATAGAGTTCGTAAAGAAAAAACAGGAACTACAAAGCAAGCACCTAGGTTAGCTAATGCAGGAGGGCTACTACCAGCATGAATGAAACAGCAGTAAAACCAGAAACTAAAACAGGAGAGTATAGTTTATCATTGGTAACTTCTGATAAATTATCTTTAGTATGGGATGATTGTGAAAAGTATTTAAAAAAATCTGCAAATCGTTCTGGAAATAGAATAAGAGTACAAGACATTTTTTATGACTGTTTAAATAACAGATGTAATTTATGGATTATCTTTGACAAAGGTAGTTTAGAAATTTCTGGTGTCTTAATAACTATGTTTAATACTTATCCCACAGGAAAGAAAATGTTAAACCTTGAGCATACTTCTGGAAATAACATGCAAAACTGGGTAGAAATAGGATTAGATGTAATTATTAAGTTTGCTAAAGAAACAGAATGTGATGGCATTGAAGGCATGGGTAGACATGGACAATGGAATTGGGTAAAGAATAGAAAAGGCTGGAAGAAGCCAGCTACTTTTTATGAATATAATTTTAAGGATGCAGAAGAATGAGATATTATAAAGGAGGCGGTAGTTCCGCACCAACAGAAACAACTGTAACTAATACTGATTTACCAGATTATGTAGAGCCGTATTTTAAGCGACTGCTACAAAGAGGTGAAGCAGAAAGTCTTCAAGGCTATGACCCATATGGAGGTCAAAGACTAGCTTATTTTTCTCCTGATGAATTAACATCACAGGCAATGACTAGAGGTTTTGCTACCTCTGGAACTCCACAAGCTTATACAGATGCACAAAGTAGACTTAATATGCAAGGTACTATTGGCGGAGAATATACTGCTGGTCAAGCACAAGCAGGCTATCAACCACGAGAAATGGGTGCTACTTATCAAGCTGGTCAAGTAGGACCAACATATCAAGCTGGTGAGTTTTCTCCACAATATCAAGCAGGACAGTTTAGTCCAGGATATCAAGCAAGAGATATTACATCAGGCTATGACCCAACTATAAGACAGTCTACATATCAAGCAGGTTCTATGGGTGATGCCTATACACCTCTAGGCTATGAAGAAAACTTACAAAGGTTTATGTCTCCATATCAACAAAATGTTACTGATATAGAAAAGCGTGAAGCTAGAAGACAATCTGAAATATCAGGTAAAAGCATACAAGATGCAGCTACTCAATCAGGTGGATTAGGCGGTTATCGTGAAGCTATTATGCAATCAGAAAGAGAGCGTAATCTTGGTCAACAACTAGGTGATATACAAGCTAGAGGTAGTCAAGCAGCATTTGAATCTGCACAACAACAACTTGAAAGAGAAAGAGCTGGCGGATTAGGTGCAGCACAACTTGGATTACAAAGATTTACTGCTGGTGAAGGTGCAAGACAAACACAAGAACAGTTATCACAAGCAGCATTTCAACAAGCTGAACAATCAAGACAACAAAAAGAATCGTTTGCTCAAGCAGCATATGGTGCTGGTGAATCAGCAAGACAAAGAGCTGCTGAGTTAGGATTAAATGCACAGCAACAAGAAGAAGCAGCTAAACAAGCTCAAGAAAAATTTAGTCAGTCTGGATTCCAAATGCAACAGCAAGCCTTACAACAACAAGGTGCACAAGGATTAGATGCTTTTAGAGCACAGCAATCAGCATTGCAACAGCAGGGTGCACAAGGAATACAAGCTTATCAAGCAGGTGAAGCTGCAAGACAACAAGCAGCTAGGCTTGGTTTAACAGCGTCACAACAAAATGAGGCAGCTAGACAAGCTCAAGAGAAGTTTAGACAAAGCGGATTTGATTTATCTAGTCGTTATAACTTAGCTGCTGCAGAAGGCTTACAAGGATTAGGAAGTGCACAACAAGCAGATGCACTTTCTAGAATACAAGCACTTCAAGGTATCGGCTCACAACAGCGTGCTTTACAACAAGCAAGTTTAGATATGGGTTATGAAGATTTCTTACGACAACAAAACTATGCTAAACAACAACTTAGTGACTTTGGTGGTCTATTAAGAGGTGTGCCAGTAACACCAACAGCTATGAGAAGCACATATCAACAACAACCAGGATTATTCCAAACTGCCGTAGGTGCAGGACTAAGTGGTCTTGGTCTATATAGAGGAATGGGAGGCTAATATGAATTTAGTACAAATAGCAAATGAACTAGAGTATGTGCCTAAACAGCAATTGGCTGAAATGTCACAAAACCCTGACTCTCGTTATCCACAATATTTGGTTATATCAGAAATACAAAGAAGAACAAAGAATGAAAAAGCTTATGCAGCAATGAAACAACAGCCTACTACTACAGTAGCTGAAGAAGTTGTTAATGAGTTTATTCAACCTAAAGGTTTGCAAGCAGGTATGCCATCTGGGTCAGCTCCAACTGATGTTTTCTCACCAGAGTCTAGTGGTATGCCTGCCTCTGCTCCTATGCAAATGGCAGCAAGTGGTGGCAGAACTGGATATTATGGTGGTGGATATAGTGCATTTGGTGAATCAGGTTTTGGTCCAGGAAGTTTTAGTTCTGGATATGGTGGTGGTTATAGTGTTAAACCAAACTCATCACAAGGATTAAATCAAATGGTAAATAATCCAATTGAACTTGGTGGACCATTTTCAAAAACAAATTCAAGTGACACTATTCCAATAGAATCTTTATCTGAAAGTGATAGAGCAGAAATAGTAGAAAAGTCTGAAGGTTTAAGTCCAGGACAAAAAGCAATACTTGGCTTAGATGCTTTGGCATTAGCTCTTTTAGTTACACCTGCACCAGGAGCAAGGATTGCAGCAGGAGTTACTAAATTATTAGCATTAGGTGGTAGAGGTATTAGTGCATTAAGCAAAATGAATCAAGCTCGTAGGGCAAATAAGTTTTTAAAAGCTGGTCAAAATGAATTGGCTAGAAAAGGTGGTGTACCAGCTACAGTACCATATAACCCACAAATGGTAAGAGACCTTGGTCAAAAAGCAGTAAGGAGAGATTTACCTGTTAAGTTAGGAGCAGGTACTCTTGCAGCAGGTTCAACATATGCTTTAATAGACCCAGAATCTCCATTAGGTTTAACAAATCAAGGCGAAGCACCTGAAACAGAAGAACAAAGAAACTTAAGATTAGCAGCCGAAGCAGAAGGAGAAAGATTAGCTAAGATACAAGCTGCTAGAGATGAAGATGCTAGAATCGTATCGCTTACAGATTTTGTAAATGCTAAGGATGCTAGAGGCAAAGCAGAAAGAAGAAAGGCTGGTCTTGATATAGCACAACTAGGTGGAGTTATATTAGGCTCTAGAAACTTAACTGAAATGGGTAAAGGTATTGCTGGTCTAGCTAGTAACATACAAACTAGAGATGCAACACAAGATTTATCTGAAGCACAACAACAATACTATCAAGCACAAACAGGTAAGATTCAAGCTGAAACAGCAATGATGCCTGCTAAACAATTGAGAACAGAAATAGATACTTATGCAAAATATCTTAAAACATTAATTGAACAAAATGATGGTAGTGAACAAAGTGTTGCACAAATAACACAAGTGCAAGAATATATAAATTCTTTAAGTGCACAGTTAGCAAAAATACAAGGTTATGCCTCAGTAGATAAAGAAGAAGAAAGGCAAAGAAGATTACGAGAAAGTGGAATATCTGTTACCTAAAGGATAAATAATGCCTCAATATCAATTAGAAAATGGTCAAACTTTAAATGTTCCAGATAATTTAGACCCTGACAAAAGAGCACAAATAGCAGAAGACATTAAAGCTGCTTATGGTGTTGATATAAATCAATCTACTTTTTTAGAAAGTGCTGCTGATAAAGTTAAATCAGTAGGTAGAGGTACTATAGGAATAGCAACAAGAGAACTTCTAGGTTTAGCTGCTTTATTTGATATGGGCAATGACAGCGAATTAGTTGAAGATTTGCAAGAGTACCAAGACTATCTTAGAACAGATTCTCCTTTTGCTTCAGACCCAAAGTTTAAAGATACATATGGTACTGCTTTAGCAGAAGGTGCTGGGTCATTTATACCTTTTTTAGGTGCTGGTTTAGCTGGTAGAGCATTAGCTAGTAGAGGAATTGTAAGTCCAACTGTAGGAACATATGGTATTCCTATGTCTTTGGCTATTCCTGTAGGTGTCTCTGGACAGGTTGATAGAATGTCAATGGCTAGAGAAATGGGTGAAGATGTTGGACCAGTAGCTGAAGTATTTGCTGAACTATTTGGTGGAGCTATAGGTGCTACAGAAGTATTACCTATTGCTAGATTCTTACAAAATGTACCTAAGTCTGCTTTAAAAAATCCTACTACTAGAGAGAGCATAGTTAATTCATTAAAACAATTTGGTACTGGTGCTGTGACTGAAGGTAGTCAAGAATTACTAGCAAGTCTTGCACAAGATTTAACTGCTAGAGGTTTATATAGTGATGAGTTACCAATAGGAGAAAGTTGGTTTGATGAGTTTACTATTGGCGGTATCATTGGTGGTAGTGCTAATGTGCTTCTTAGTGCTATGGGTGGCAAGCGTTCATATCGTAATGCCTATCACAGAGACAGAGAAGCTAAAGCTAGAGAAAATAAACTCTATTTACAAGAGCAAGGTAAGTTTGAAAGAGCTTTAGACCAAGGAGAAGTAACCGAATATCAACAACCTATATCAGTAGCCAAACCAGATATACCTGTGCCTGGAGTTTCAGGAGCAGAACCACAATTAGAAATCGTACAACTTGCTGATGGCTCTTATGGAGTTATTGATACACAAGCAACAGAAAATCCTGTTATTGCATCAGCACCCACCGAAACAGAAGCTCTAGTTCTTAGAGACAAACAACAAAACCAATACCAAAGAGATAAGTTAAAGTCTAGATTAGATAATGATTTATATAGCATGGGCTTAAGCGAAAGTGATACAGCTCAGAAGATTGGTGCAACTGTTCTTGACCCAAACAATACACAAGTTAATTTACAAACACTTCTTAACTTTGACCCTAAATATAAAGGAGCAAAGAAAAAGAAAAGAATAGATACATCTGGCAATCAAGATGATTTAATAGATATAAAAAATTATGTAGAGAATACTCGTAAGTTACCATTCAAAACAACTTACTCTATGGCAGAAGCTAAAAAGTTTTTATCTGCTAAAGCATTTAATGAACTTAATGCTGATATGTCAAAAACTGTATTTACAGAATCTGAAAAAAGAGGCGAGCCTTCTATTCGTGCAGATAAAGAACAATTAGATATTTCATTAAAATATTTAAAAGAATTAGCTGGTTCTAAAAATATAGATTTAGATATTGATAGCGTAGCTTTTAGTAGATTCAATGAAATGCTTACTGGCTCAAGCTCATTCAAAGGAATGAGTCGTGGTCAAAGAGAATTATTATTAGCAAGAATACATTCACTACCTAAATTTAATTCATTAACACCTTTACCTGATTTTAGAATTAGAGAATACACAGCACAAGATATGGCTGACTTTGTAGGTGGTGTAGGTAAACAAACTTTTACATATGATGACATTGCAACATATTTAAAAGATAGATTTACAGGTAGACAATCAAAATATTATAAAGATATTTATGGACTTACTAATACTTTAGACATAGAAATAGGACTTAATGAAGGAATCTTAGATGAGCAAGTTGCTACCTTTGGTTCTGACTTAAGAACAAGTGGTAGAGCCGAAAGACCTAATAAAGATAATCCTAGAATATTAAGAATTAGAGATAACTTTGAGTTTGATATAGCTAGAAAAGCAGAAGCATTTGGAGAAACACCAGATGAATTTGGAGCTAGGCTGCGTCAAGAAAATATTTTACCAGAAGAAACTATTAACCAGTTAATAGAATCTGAGCGTGTGCGACAAGAAAAAGTATTACCACCTGCTGAAATAGAACCAAAAATATTAAACTTTAATGAAGTTGTAGAAGAAGGCAGAACTAATAAGTTTGCTAAAGAGTTAAAGAAAAGATTAAATAAATTAGGACTTGCAGAAACAGGAGTCATTGTTAGTAATGACATACTATCTTCAGAAAATTTAGTAGCAGGTCAAACAGGTGAAGTAGTATTTGACCCTACAAAAACTAGACAAGAAAAAACTGAAGCACAATATGATGCCGATACAGATACTATTCTTCTATCTCTAAATGCTGTAAATCCTACAGGAACATCTTCAGATGCAGAAATACAAGCAAGATTAAACTCTATTATAGATGGGCAAGTTATACATGCGTTTCGTGCTAAAGATTTAATTAATGAAAAAGAATATAAATATTTAAGAAATCAAGTTAAGAGCAGAAAAGTACCTTTTGAATTTGATGAAAATTTTAAAGGCAGAACTTTTTATGATAGAAGTAAAGCAATCAATTCTACTAGAGCAGAACAACTTATATCAGAAGGTAGAGGTACAGACTATGTTGAGGAGATGTATGTAGAAAATGCTATAGCAGATTTATATAGAGCTAAAGATATTAAGCCTGATATACCACCAAAAGCTAAAGGTATATTTAGTAAATTTATTGATTTCTTTAGAGGCATGGGAACAGCTATGCGTTCTTCTGGCTATAAAAAATCAGCATATATCTTTCGTGATATAGAGTCTGGCAAGATTGGTAGTAGACAAAGAGACAAAATAAGAACTTTAAGAGAACTAGATAGATTGCCAATAGCAGCAGAGCTAGCACCTATAGCAGAGGTAGATGAAACTGTAGATGAAACTATTGAAGAAACTTCAGAAATTACACAAGAAGAAATAGATGAGTTTGATATTGCTGGTGCAACATTTAGTGATACAAAGAATACAAACTTTAAAGCTGCAAAAAATGAACCTATACAAGGTAGAATTATTGCACCACCTAAAGGAACAAAGACTACCAGAACTGTTAGCCAAGATGGTTTGTATGATTCAAGAAAATTAACTGAAGCAGAAAAATTAGAAGATGCAGAGTTTATTTTAAACAACACAGAAAATAAAAACTTAATTGGTGTTATGGAGTGGTTTGTTAAAAATGCACCAAGTAAAGACTATGGGTTTATAGCACAAGCTGTATTAAAACAACTTAAAATGTTGAACACAAAGTTTGGTTTAAACTTTGATTATACTGTTGCTGATGAATCTTTCTTGGCACAAAAAACAACTGATGATGTAATTCGTAGAGATATTGGTTATCTAAAAAGAAATAAAATGAAAATAGGTGGTGTATCTATGTACCCTAGAAGGGGTGCTTCTGGATATGATGGACAATTCAGAGTTTACATAATGAATGTAAATGGAAACAATAGTGTAGATTTTGAAACAATACTTCATGAAGCTATTCATTCTGCAACACAAGCAGCAACGACAGTAGGAGACCCCAAAAATTCATTTTTCTTTCCTAATATTAAAGATTCTAAATTAGAAAGTAACTTTAAAAATTTAGAAAAATTAAGAAAACGAGTACAAAGTGAAATAAGAAAAAAAGGTTCACCAGACTTTATGGTTAAGTATGGTGTAAAAAATGTTGATGAACTATTAGCTGTTGGTTTAACTAATAGACAATTCCAAAAATTTATGGAAAACATTGAGTACAATCAACAAGGACAAAAAACTTTATGGGATGCGTTTGTAAATAGTGTAAGACAATTACTAGGACTGCGTGCAAAACAAGGAACAGCTTTATCTGTATTCTTAAAAGAGTCAAGCGGTATGCTTTCATTAGAAGCAGATGCTGCTAAACAGATAGCTGATTACTTTACACCTAATCAAAATCAATCTCCTGGTCCTGAATTAGAACCTCTTACTAATCGTGGTCCACCACAAAGACAAGCAATTGAAACACAAATTCGTGAATTAGAAAGTAGACTATATGACTTAAATAATGTTCGTAATAGAGAAGGCGGAGTAATGAGTAATGCCAATCTCAATAGACTAAACAATCAAATAAGTCAGGTTGAAAATCAAATACAAGCATTAGAAAATGAATTAAATAATTTACCTCCAGAACAAAGAGATTTATTTAGTCCTTTCCAATCTGCTGTGCGTTCTCCTAATCCTAATATTGGATTACAAAAAGCAGTAGAAAGTGCAGAAGAACTTAGTAGAAAAACACCAAGAGGTGATATACCTCCATACAATACAAATGCTTCTGATGTAGCCTTAGAAGCTGCACAAGACTTTGTTAAAGATTTATCTGCTCCTGCTATTAAATTGCCTGAACTTAAAATGGAAGTTCCTGCAGAATTTGAAAAACAAGCTGCACAAAGTGGACATAGAAGTTCAACACTTACATCTGGTGAGCGTTTAATAGATATAGTTTCTGACCCTATAACTAATATAAAGAAATCATTCAATGGATTTAGGCAAGCTATTGTTGATAGTTTAGACCCTATACAAAAAGCTATAGTTAATGGTATAGAAACTAATGAAGAAGTAAGACTAGCAAATAGTTTAGTGTCTACTTCTACAATGGCTTCTTTAAGATTGGCTGATAGAGCAAGAGGTATCTTTGCACAAATGCTTACAAGAGGCATACCTGTTGGTCAAATTAATGGTGTAGATGCTTTAACTTCAGTAGAAGAACTAGAAATAGATACTAAATACAATCCATTTATAGATGGAAATAAAGGCAAAGGTGGTTTTGTACAGTTTACTGCACCACTATATGCAGACCCTACAGTAGATTTAGAATATGTATTTGGTCTTTATGCAAAACTTAAAAGAATAAAAACATTACAAGATAATGGTGTCGAGATAGACACACCTCCCTCATTAAAAGATTTAGAACAAATAAAACAAATAGAAAATAATTACAAAAGTGTAGTAGAAGTCTATAACAATTATCAAAAATGGAATAATGGACTTATTAAGTTTGCTGAATCTAAAGGTTTATTGAGCAAAGAACAATCTGCACAATGGAGAGAACATTCATCTTACTATCCATTCTATAGAGAAATGATAGATGATGAAGGTAGAATAGCACCTGCTATAGGTGGTGGTTACTTACCTAACAATCCTTTATCTATAAAAATGAAAGGCTCAGAAAAAGAAATTACTGTGCCTCCATTAGAAGCTATAGCTAGAAACTCTTTATCTATTCTTACAGCATCCATGAAAAACGATGGTGTTAGTAAATTAGTAAGAGACATGCAATCTTTAGATTTAGCACAAGAAATTGCTGCTAAAGATACACCTGGATTAAATACAGTATTTGTATTTGAAGACGGCATTAAAAAACATTTCTTACTAGAAGACCCAGAAATATATTATGCAATACAAACAGTAGGTGGTATTAAAACAGATGCCTTAACTAAATTTTTTGCTATGCCAGCAGGGTTTTTAAGAGATACAGTTACAAGAGACCCTGGGTTTGTTGTTGTAAACATACTTAGAGATACCTTATCTTCTGCTGTCACATCAGGAGTAGAGTTAGGTATAGATTCAGATAGCTATACACCAATTATAGATTCAGTTAAGAATATGTTTGGTAGCATGGAAGACTTAGAAAAGTTTGGAATCATAGGTGGTTATGACTTTGCTAATGATGAAGGCGATATTGTTAAGTTCATGGCTAGAACTAGGAGACAGCAAGGACTCTCACCAGAAAACGGAATATCTGTAGAAAGTGCTTTCTTTAAACTATGGGATGGACTTGGTGGATTAACCACTAAATCTGATGGTGCAACTCGTAAAGCTGTATATGATTCAGTATATAAAAATGCAATCAAGAATGGACAAACAGAAGCTGAAGCTCAATCAGCAGCAGCTTATCAAGCATTAGAAATTATTAACTTTGGTCGTAGAGGAAGCTCACCGACTTTCAAACTTATTACTTCTGCAATACCATTTTTAAACGCAAGAATACAAGGTCTTGATGTTCTATATAGAAGTTTTGGTTCAAGAGAATATTCTGCAACAGAGAGTCTACAAAAAGGCGAAACCATGCAGGATGTCAAAGCTAGAATATTTAGAACAGCTATGCTCAGAGGTTTGAGCTTGATGGGAATAACGGCATTATATTATTTACTGGTAAGTGATACTGAAGATTACAAAGAAGCCAAGCGAGAAATAAGAGATGACAACTGGTTAATACCTACACCTTGGGATTACACAGTTAAGATACCTATACCTTTTGAAGTAGGTATGATATTTAAAGCTTTACCTGAAAGAGTAATAGATATGGCTTGGGGACAAGTAGAAAAAGACCCATTCAAATCTATACAAAGACAAGTAGCCACATCTACTAAGATACCAATTCTAGGTGGAGACATAAGTATTCAAGCAGTAAAACCTTTATTTGAGGCTATCACTAATAGAAGTGCTTTTACAGGCACAGAGATAGTTCCTTACTACAAGTTAGGTCAACAGCCTGGGTATCAAGCCAATCCTCAAACAAACGAGTTAGCGAGGCTTTTAGGAGAGTTTCTTAACATATCACCTATTAAGATAGAATATGTCTTAAAAGGCTACACAGGAACTCTAGGAGGCTATGCTTTATCTGTTGCTGATAGTGTGACTAGAACTGCTACAGGAACTCCATACATACCTAACAACGCTTTTAACAATCCTACCAACTGGTCACAACTACCAGTCTTTAAGAGACTCTTTGTTGACACTAAGAAAATGGGAGGACTGCAACAACAGTTTTATGAGTTAAGAGGAGAAGTCAATAAGGTCACACAGACCATGAACAGACTAAGAAAAGACAAACGATTTGATGAACTGGCAACTTATAGAGCCAACTATCAAGGTGTTCTAAATGTTAAGAGTCAAGTAAGAGCATTAGAAAGATACTTAGAGAACTGGAGAAGAAAAAGAGATGCCATTATGAGAAGGGATGATATTTCTGTTGTAGTTAAATCAGACTTAATTAGAGAACTTGAACTACAAAGAGACCAACGATTAGCCTTTGTGCCTGAATTGAGGAAGAAAGCTAATGTTCCTGTGCTCCAAGGAGGACTGTAATTCGTCTATCATCTTTTCTTCTTTCAACTGCTTTAGTCTAAAGAAGTCTTTATGCTCAGGATAACGAGCATGAAACAACCTAGCATAGAAACAGATGTAGTCATTACTAATCTTGAACTCTCCACCGCTTGTTTCTATCTCACTATGCCAACGAATCCTGTTGATAATCGCCCAATGCGAGTAGTTTTTTCTACCTGACTTGATTGCTTCAAGGGTATATTCCTCAAACTTCAACCAAACTTCAGGGTTTGCTTTGTGCCACTCCCACCAAACTTCTTTCCTTTCTTGTAAATCCTCTTGTAATTGTTTTACTAATTCCATAATTTCCTCCCAGGAATTTCTATTTACCAGTTAAATATTTTTTATCCTTGATGGTATCTATCACTAACACACATCTAGGGTTATCTTTCTCCACCCCACCAAACTTATAAACCACTTCTTTGATTTGCTCAGAACTATCATCCACCAAAACTTCTGCTTTAACTAAAGCATCGCAAGTAAACTTATCTATTATTGAACAAGGATTACTAACATCTAATCTCCTATTGCTTTTAGCATAATAGGTGTATGTCAAACGAACAGGTTCTTGATAGGTCGGATGACTGATTCTGCTGACAAGATTTTCAGAGTATATCTTTTTAGAATTAGACAACACTCGGTAATGAGCATTACGATAGTTGTTTAAGTTCAAGATAAACTTCTTGTTCTTGGAATAGTAAACTTCTAATGGTAAATCAATCTTCATTTTTTGGAGGACTAATTAATTCATACCAAAACTTATCGCTCTTGATAACATCAATAACTTCTTGTCTTGTAGGTTCTTTTTCAAATTCTAACTCTATCTTTACTTCATACATCCTGCTTCCCCGAAATATCTATAACCAGTAAATATTTTTTATTGCAGCTCCAGGCTGCGTCAAAATGGTAGGTCATCATAATAGTTATTTTCCTTTAATAATTTGTTTACTTGCTCTAATAATTCTTGTTCAGTTCCATATGCCTTTACGAATCTAGCTTTATATGGATGTCTGCTTATAGGCTCTTTATCACTTCCCATGCGATGATGTTCAAAACATAATGGTAATACTTTGAAGTGTGAATCCTTTTTGGTTTTCCCTTCGATGTGATGAATCTCACAGGGAACATAGAATCTACCTTGATTCCTACAGACAATACATCCTAACTGACTAACTCTATCCATGTGCTTAGACTCTGCCTTGTTAGGATTTCTGCCTTTCATTTTTGCATTTCTTTTATAAGTTCTGTTGCTTCTTTACTTGATATATCTGTAAGCGTAGAAGCGATTAATAATAATGCTAACTGCTTCCTTTGATATTCAGGAAACTGCAATAGTTTATTTAATAATGCCTTGGTTATCTTACGCTCCATACCTAGCTTGTTCCTTCCTCGCTGATACTTGTTCAGTTCGCCATTGCTCAAAGCCAATCTCCAATGCCCTCAACTCAACCTTTAAGGCACTTAATCCACTCTTATAACTAGCAACTTTTAGTCTAGCATCAAACAATTCTTCTTTGCTTTCAGCATAAGTATCTTGTGCAGAAGTAGTTTTAATGCCCTCTCCCAAAGCTTTTACCTTTAACAACGCTTGTGTTTTCTTTACTAATGCTTCTGACTTTAAAACTTCATACTCTGTTTTCTCTATAAGAGGAGCAAGTTCCCTTATCTTGTGCATCCAATTCTCAACCTCAATCATTTTGTTTTTCCCTTTTTACTAGATGTTTCTTCCCAAACATTTTTAAGTTTGGTTATATCTGTTTCTTTTTTAGTATTTCTGTCCTTGCGAAAAATCCTATCAAAGTTTTCATCAAACTTATCTTTATCATAAGGTCTAGTTCTACTGCCTTTGCCTCCATGCCACTTAGTCATTTCTTGTGTCTATTTCTAAATAGCTTGTCTGCTTTTCTCTGAAAAGACTTCTCCAAAAATCTATTCCAAAGATTACTTAAAAATTTTCTCATTCTTCCCTCTCTATATTCCACGCAAAAGGTTTTAAGACTGCTTTCTTAAAAGACTTTCTTCCGTATTGTTCATTGAAGATTCTCATAGCAACTTCTTCGCTATATGGTTCTTCATCGTGTTGTCGTTTTTCTCTTGTGTTCATATCAAACCAAACTCCAAAGTTTGTCTCGTAATCTGATTCATCATCGTATTTGAATACTTCCATCCCAGCTCTCCAAAATATTATTTACTAGTTATTAGATTTTTTACCTTGTCGCTAAGTTCATACATAACCATTTTATAACTTTGAACATTAACTTCTTGGTTGTTATCATTTGCACTTTCAAAATGCACAATACATTCTTCAAGTCTTTTGTGTATTTCTTCAAGTCCTTGCAGATAAGAACACTTATCGTTCTTATCCGCAATCTTGACTACTGAAGTTTTATTAGAATGGGATGTCGTCATCGCTCAACTCAGGTTTGTTTTCTTGAACAGGAGGCGTAGGTCTTGGGTCTGCCTGTTGTGTTTGCTTTTGTGGAATGTCTAAACGAGCATACTTATAATCGTTGCCATTCTTAGACCTCCTATCCCAAAGAGCAACACGCATTTCTGCTTCCTCGCCACTCTTTACTTTCTCTACTAAAGCTTTTAGTAGGTTCTTATCAAGAACAACTTTGCCTGTCCAATCAGGTTGTTTGTCATTCTGTTTATAGTTATTAGTGTAGATTGCTCCGTCACTTTGCATCCTTTCTTCCATTTACTTA